GAATACGTCCACGGCCTTGCCCTCGGCAATGATGGCCCGCATGGCGCTGAACGCTTGCCCGCAGATGGCGACAGTGAAATCAGCCGCTTCGATGTCGATGCGGGCAATCATGTCCGGGTGTTTGAGCAAGCCACCGATGACTTGGTATTCGTTATCGGCGCTCATGAGTACACCTGCCTAGCCTGGCGTCTTGGTTCTGATGCTGGCTGAAATCCTCGCTGCTGTGATTCCTTTTTTGGAAATAATCCAGTCCAGTCATTAGCGATAGATGTAGACACAATAAGAGCAAGGTCAAAGCCATCGTGATGCCAAGCAATCATCTTCCCAACCAATTCGCTTGCTGCCGATTTGGATATTGGCTTATTTGCTTGACGCCGGTACTCAACCCACTTTTCCCACACCTCTTTTGGAATGCAAGCGGGAAGTTCGATCGTCGAAGCATCAAACTTTTTTGACGATTTTTTTGGTGGGGGGGTATGGGGGGGTTTTAATTCAGAAGACGAAGAAGAAGAAGAAGAAGAAGAGCCATCGTTAGCCATTAGCTCAGCTAATGGCTCGGCCATGGCTTTGCCATTCTTAGACAAGTCATTGTTCCACCTAGCATTTGCTCCTTTCTTGCCGGATTCAGAACGCTCTGACCTAAACTCAATTTGCTTTTTGCGCTCGCTTTCTAGCCTTGGATGAATCAGTCGAGATGGATCATCTATGGCTGTGTCAAAACATGAGCCTATGGCTGTCCATAGTTCAGCCATAGCTAAGCCATCCTCGCCACATAGCCGAGCTATTTTTGCTACATCAGAAGGGATTGATCCCTCTCGCCAGCAATAGCACATGAGTTTGATGTAACAGCCAATTTCTTGGTTTGTCATTAAGGCCACGTTTTCGTCAGCCAGAAAGTCAGCCGGGTAAAATTGAAATGCAGGAGCCTTCATTAGGCACGCTCCTCAATTTTTCTGATCTTGTTCCAGCAAACACCGCAAAAATATCTAAACCTATTCTGCTTAACAATATGTGAAGCCCAACATATTTCAGCGGCCTCAATCACATCAAAAAAACCCAATCGCTCTATAAATCTACAAACACTGCTAAACTCATCCCTAGTCACTTCATCTGCGCCTGGATATATTATCTCGATAACTCGCCAAGACTCATCCTCAAGCCTATTTCTTCTTTCCTCTAAAAGATATTGATACCCAAGAAGTTGCTCTTCTCTTTCTTTGGCATCTTCAATTTTTTCAGCAAGTTTTTTTGGCGCAACATTTAAATCTCTTGCGCCCTTTCCAAGATTGCAAGGTTCACAAGATGTAATTAAGTTATCAATGACGTTTGTCCCGCCATTGGCTACCGCTAGAATATGGTCAATATGAAGGATTGCGCTTGGAGGATGCGCCCCACAGTATTGGCATGTAAACGAGTCTCTTTTGAACACCTCAAAGCGAATTTTCTTTGAAATGCTCTTGCGCTTTGGTTTAGAATTGCTTCCAGTCATCTTTAGCTCCTTCACAGCTAATGGTTGATAGAGAGCCGCGACGGTCCCACACCTCGCGGCTTTCGCTTGTTGGCTTGCGCCAGATTCATGGGCGGATCACCGCCGCCCGGTTCGGCCCGCGCTTGATAGGCGCTGAGACATCCATGCCGACCATGTACGGCCTCAACCCCGGCTCATCACAGATTTGCCTGACGCGGTTTTCCTCGGACTTGCTATGCAAGCCAAGCCTCTCGCAGATGGCGTACACCCGCATACCGCCGCGCCTGAGTGACCGAACCTGATCCTCGACGGTGAAATGCAGTTGCGCGATTTTGGTAGAGCCGCGCTTCATGTCAGAGACGCATAGGCATAACCACACTTAGCCATCCCGCATCATTCGGGTCCAACACTAGGCCGGATTTCTCCGACAGTTTCAGTTCCGCCGTTTCATCCTCAACTACGTTCAAGGCATCCATCAGATACGCGCCATTGAACCCCAGTGTCAGCGGTTCACCGTCTAGGGTGATAGCCATTTCCTCTAGCGCCTGTTCGCCTTCTGAATTCGCGCTGAGGACCGATAACTGGTCTTGCGCTATATCCACCTGAATCTGGTTGTTTTTGCCGTCAGAGACGACGCCAGCGCGTTGGATGCTGGATACCAGCGCCGATACCGGCACGGTAAAGTTGGTGGTGGTTTCCTTCGGAATAACCCGCTCAACATGCGGGTATTTGCCTTCGATCAGCTTGGTCGAGAACTGCGTACCGTCGCCCTCGTCGGATACCAGCGTGACGCTGGCCGTATTGACACCAATCGACAGTCGAACGGCTTGGCCAGAGGTTTGCTTGATGGCTTCGGACAGGAATTTGATGATGCCCATGACGGCATCGCGCGGGAGTATTTTCAGGTCGCCATCATCGCCTTGGTATTCAGGCAGCGGCTCTTTTTGCATGGCCAGTCTGTGACCATCTGACGCCACTGTTTCAATGTGAAATGAAGCAACACGCATGGCCAGCCCGTTCAGGTAATACCTGACATCACCATTAGCCATACAAAACGCCACTCGCTTGAAGCCGCGCAGTAGCGTTTCGGCTGGTAGGACTACCGATTGCTCGGTATCGCTGGTAACAAAAGCCGGGAAGTTCTCAACCGGCATCGTCGCCAATGTGTAACGGCTTGGCCCTGCCTTGACCTTCAATTTGTCGCCAGCGGCTTCAATCTTGACGGTCGCGCCTTCCGGGGTCAGTCGCAGAATATCGAACAGCTTTCGCGCCGGCACGGTAGCGCCAAATCCGCCATCAATCACAACGTCAGCGCGGCTTTTGATTTGGGTTTCCAGATTGGTCGCCGTGATTGACAGGAAATCATCACCTACCATCAGCACATTGCCCAATATAGGTATTTGCGCCTTAGTCGCAATCGCCGGCATAACGGCCTGTAATGGGCCTAATAAATCTTCGCGGGTAGCTGTCAGTTTCACGGTGTCTCTCCGATGGTTGATGACTGGTCTTTTTGTAGTAGTTCGACAATCTGCAAAACCGACATCTGGCCGAGCTTGGCCGCGCCTTTTTGTTGCAGATGGTTAGTGAGTTTCAGCATCAAGATGACGGACTGCTGATAGGTCATCCGATGTGCGGATACCTGACTCGCCAGATAGATGCGAACGCTATCCTCGATAGCGGCATAGTTGAATTTTGTGAGTGCGGTTTCCGCTGCTTCTGCGGGTTGCTTTGGTTGCGCTGGCCGTCCTGGTTTCTGCGCGTATTGGCCAGTGATAAATCCTTTCTTGCGCAGCTTGGTTACTCGGTCGCGGACGCTTTGCCATGGTCTGCCGATGTCTTCCGCGATCATTGAAGACGACAGGTTCCGGTAGTTGCTGATGATGTAGCGATCTTCCTGCTCGGTGAATGGCTGTCCCATCAGCTCACCTCAAAAAACCCCGCCAGCGTTGCGCCAGCGGGTAACTTGGAGAGGAGATTACGGACAGACGATTGACCGCCGTCTGTCAGGGCGGGATGGGTGGCCAGGTCGACTACCATCCCCGCAGTCTTTATTGGGGACAGGCTGGCCATGGAATAAAAAAGCCTCACCGGATAACTCGACAGTGGGGCAAAGGTAGGAAACTGGGTCATGCGGCTTTACCGCGAATCACATGCCATGGGACATCGGGGCAAAGCGCATCTGCCGTTACTTTGCCGTCCGTGAGAACTTCAATCACTGGCGCGTACTGAGCAGGGATGCTGCCGCGCCGGGTCCAGTTGTGAACGGTCTGGACGCTGGTTCCTAGCTGTTTTGCTAGTTCCGTCTGCCCGCCGACGATATCAATGGCTTGGTTGAGTGCGTTCATGGCGCAATCTTACACGCCATGTTGAATAAATTCAATCGCCGCGTGTATCAACATCTTGTTTAATTGGCCTAGCATCCTCACATCACAAGAACGCAGATGAGGGGATCATGGGAATGGATTACGACAGGCTTGTAAAAGCCGCAAAAGACTTGAAGGGGTGGCGGAATGCCACAGAAATAGCCGCTGGCTTGACGAAAGAAGGCTATGAGGTTTCTTCGCAGACGTTGACCAACTGGGCCAATCGCGGAGTCTCGAAAGAAGGAAGGCTCAATGCGTCGCGCATTATTGGGTGCCGGCCTTTATGGGTTGAGTCAGGTGAAGGGGTAATGGTTGACACGCCAAACATCCAACACGGCATAACCCTAGACCCAAATCGGCGCGGCTATCCCATCATCAGCTATGTGCAAGCCGGCGCATGGCGCGAGATTGTGGACAGCTTCCCGCGTGGCGGCGCTGATGAATACATCCTTGCCAACAGCGGTTATGGCCAGCATACCTTCGCATTGCGCATCGTCGGCAATTCAATGGAGCCGGAATTCAGGGATGGTGATGTAGTCGTGATCGACCCGGACGTTCGGCCCGATCCTGGTAACTTCGTGGTGGCCAGAAACGACGAAGAGGCCGCTACCTTCAAGAAGTACCGGCCCCGTGGAATCATTGATGGCGCGGAAGTCTTCGAGCTTGTACCGCTCAATCCCGACTATGCCGTGATGCGGTCCGACCAACAGCCGATTCAGATTATCGGCACGATGGTCGAACACACGCGGTTTAGGCGTTAATTAAGCCGCGAACAGATCGTCCTGAACCCCGACCATCGAAGCCTGAGTCAGATTCTTCACGGCCTGATTGAAGTACGCCGGGTGTAGCTCGGTCCCGATGAACTTCCGGCCCATTTCCAAGCTGGCCACACCTTCTGACCCGACCCCAGCAAACGGCGAGAACACGACATCTCCGGCATTCGTCCATAGCTTCAGCGCCCGCTTGGTGATGTTCATCGGCATCGGGCATAGATGCTTTTCGGCATTCTCATCCCGCGCACACTTCACGTTGAGGACGTTGGTCGCCGGCATGTCATAGTCACCACGCCCGCTTTGCCCTGGCCGATAGTTCCAGATTGGTGATGCCAATTCCTGCCACACTTCGAGCGGGACTTCGCTCTTGGGGTGAATGACCGGCTTGACCAAATCCTCCTCTCCCGGCTTGGCCCACTTGCGGAAAACCAGCAGGTACTCAGGCATCCCGACCCGGCAGAATGACGCATCTTTCTGGAAGGTTTTCCATAGCAAGCCATGCGCGTTGGTCTTAGCCCGCTCCAGTACCGGATCGCGGAATATGGTGATTCGGCAATGGAAAGTGAAGCCTTCCTCAATGTGCAGGCGCGTACAGGCATCGGAGAAGGGCCGCAGTCCGGCGCTGCCGTCATCGCTGGCGTTTTGGTAGTACACCAAATCCTTGACATGGATTGCGGTCAATCGGCCAGGACGTAAGACCCGCATCTTTTCCCGCACCAGATAGCGGTACTGCTCGATGAATTCCTCGTCGGAATCGACGTTTCCCATGTCTGCCTCGCTCTCACTGTAGACATACAGGCTAGAGTACGGGGGCGAATACACCATGAAGTCTATGGAATTGTCCGGCAATTCCTGAGCGAACTTCACGCAGTCCGAGTTGTACAAATGCCAGTCTTGCCCGCTGGCATCATCTATTACATTTACGCTGCTAACCATGACGGAATCCTCGCTGATTTGGTGGCTGAATAAGTTTGCTTCACTTCGCTACTGATCGTTTCCCGACGCATGGCCTCGGCCATTTCCAGCTTCATCGCTTCGTGGTCATTGGCCTTGCGCTGGATGTTGCGCCATATCATTTCCTCGGTTTCGGCCATGACGACATGACAATCGACCGTCCGCTGTTGACCGTAACGCCAGAACCGCCGAGTGGCTTGGTAGAACTGCTCATAGCTGAAAGATAGGCCGGCAAAGACCGTATGAGCGCAGTGCTGCCAGTTAAGCCCGAACCCCGCGACTCTTGGTTTAGTGACTAGGACGCGGATATTGCCAGTGCTGAAATCGTTAAGCCGAGATTCCTTTTGCTCAATCGTCATTGACCCGCGAACCTCAACCGCGCCCGGCAATCGCGCCATCACAGCATCTGCGTCATAATCTGTTTCAACCCATACCACGCATGGTTCGTTCGGTTGACCTGAGACAATTTCCGCCGCACGCTCGGCCCTGTCGGCAGAAGTCAATCGCTTTTCCTTATGAATCGCCGTGGCGCTGGCATCCACGCGCCGGAACAGCTCACCATCGGCATGCGCGGAAATATCCACATCCACCGAATGACGGATGATGTTGAGTGATGGCAACTGGAATCCATCATCGGAATAGCCCAAGTCACTCGGCTTAGTCAGGCATCGCGCCCAGGATGCCACCCAGGACCAGAACGGCTTGATACCGTGGCGCTTGAGCCGGTAGCGCCCCATTTCTGACTGATCGGCAATGAACCACCTGGCCAGCATTTCCGAGCTATCCATGACGCCCAGGAATTGCGAGTGCTGGCCAAGTTCCATGTGATCGTTAGGCGCTGGCGTCGCAGTCGCACATAGTCGGAACGGCATGGCATCGGCAAACGCCATCAATGCCCGCGTCGTCTTGCCGGTGTAATTCTTGATGATGCTCGATTCGTCCAGGACGATCCCGCCAAACTCGGACGGATCGAAGAGGTGTAGCCGCTCGTAATTGGCCACATTGATTCCCGGCTTGATGTCATCCTGACTGCGCACCGTCCGCACGTCATCAATGCCGAATCGTTGCGCCTCTCTTACGTGTTGCGGCCCGACTGCCAGAGGGGCCAGCATCAAAACTGGCTTGTTGGTGTGTTCCCGCACCACGCGGCCCCACTCCAGTTCAATGAAACTCTTGCCCATGCCGGTATCCAGAAATGCCGAACCGGAACCGGCTTGAAGCAGGAACCGCGTCGTATCGGCCTGATAGCCGAACATGAGCGGAGACAAGTCCACCTCCCGATCCATCAGGCCGCGATGCTTTGCTCGCCGCGCCTTGCTTCTTAAAAAATCCTCGTAGTCCATCGTTCATCTCCCATGCGCCGGAATTGGCGTGGGGGAAGTTTACACGCCATGTTGACATTAAATCAACATGGTGTTTAAATATGCCCCAAGCCACACGGCAAACGGAGGAACGATGGAAAGGAGGTGTGGCGCTAACAACAACCGGAGAGAGAGATGAGCAAAAAAGAAGACACGAAACGCGCAATCAGAGAGCAACTAGGCAAAGCCAAAAAAGCTGCATTTGAGGCGCTGCACACTGCTGAATATGGCGGCGAAAGCGCGGCGATTATCAAACAAATCGACACGCTAATTGGCAGGATTGAAACCCTGCAAAACCACAGGCGTTTGGCCTAACCACTTCACTGCCAAGGATGGCAAAACCGGAGACACCAATGATGACGCTACAAAACCTCCCTAATCAGCCCCGCCGCCAGCCGGTTAAAGTCGCTGGCCCGTATCGCAAGCAAACGATTTCGTTTAACGAGTTCCTGATTTCCGCAGTGGCCCACATAGCCATTGCCGGGATTCTGGCCTATGCCGTTCTCGGGATGGCAGGAGCGTGGGAATGATGTTTGATCAGGACTATGGGCCATATCTAGGCCACCCCGCTGATCCTCGATATGACGACAGCGAAGACGTTGCCAGAGACGCATGGGAATGCGACGAAACCTATATCGCCAAGCTCGGAGAGGATGCCATCGAGGAAATCCTTTACAGCTTGCAGCACGGCAAAGCCGAGGAAGCAAAAGCAGACCTGATCAAGGCTGTTGAGGCGGCTTGGCAACAATACAAAACCGAAAACAAAGGAGAGTCAGATGAACGACACGACGATTAGAGAAATTGCCTCGCTGGCAACAATACTCAACGGCGCGTCATCCGTGATGACTGCTGTAGATGTCGGGTTTTTGGTGATGACGGATGAAACGATCAGCGCAATTTGCTGGAACTTGCGCAACGTGGCTGACCGGCTTGAAGCACTGAAAAGCACGGAGGCGGCATGAGCGACATGACGACAACAACTAAAGAAGTAGAGTCGGCTTTCCCGTTCGGGCAAATAAGCGAATTAACAGGGCAACCGATAAACGGTTGCTTTTCTCCGGGGATGAGCCTCCGCGACTACTTTGCGGCAAAGGCTTTGCAAGGACTATTGGCCCACGAGGGGCCAGCTTTTGATTATCGAGACTCCGCCCGTATGGCATACGGATTGGCAGATGCCATGCTGAAAGCACGGGAGGCCGCATGAGCGCCCAAGCCATAACCAATCCCGTTGACCGCGCCGTATTTGACGCGCAAGCCGACATCATCGCCTTTATGGCAACCGTGGACGCGACCGCCGCCGAATTCAAATCGACTGACGAACTACTGTGGCGTCGCAAGCTGGCGCTGGAAATTATGATGCTTAGGGAGAAATTGAAACGTGATTGAAACCATCATCTGGATACTGTTGGCCCTTGTCGCCTCAGTCTGGTTTTTCAGCATCATCGAGGATTGGGCCGATATTGGCCCGCTTGATGACGATACCCCGGAGGATCCATGAGCTACCTTCTCAACCGCATCGAAGCGTGGAAACACAACCAGCGCCATCGTCGTGAGCAAATCAAACTTGCTGAGTTATCGGCGGAACTTGAGATTGCCATGGAAGAAAGCGCCGCCCTTGCTATCCATATCGGTGAACTCAACCGCTTGCGGGCTGAAATCCAGAATGAAATGCACCGGAGGGAAGCGTGATTAGCCACGACCTTTCAAACCGCGAATATCAGAGGCACGTAGGTGTTAGCAAGTCAGGACTTGACCGGATCGACCAGTCGCCGGCCCATTACCGCGCATGGTTGACTGAGCCGTCAAAGGCTACGCCGGCCTTGGTATTCGGAAGTGCCGCTCATTGCTCAGTATTAGAAAGCGATGAGTATTTGGATCGGTACGTGATGGCTCCACCAGAAATTGACCGCCGCACAAAAGAAGGAAAAGCGGCATGGTCTGAACTGGAGTCGTCAGGAAAAACGATTTTATCGGCTGATGACTGGCAAAAGATTATTGATATGAACTGCTCTATTGCAGATCACCCTGTAGCCAATGAGTTATTGGCTGATGGAGTTGCGGAATCATCAATATTCGCTGAACTGCTAGGCGTCAACGTCAAATGCCGGCCTGACTGGATACACGACAACAGCGTGCTAGTCGACCTCAAGACAACGGAAAACGCCGGCCCGAATGCGTTTGCTAAGTCAGTCGCAAATTTCAGGTATCACGTCCAAGCCGCTTTTTATACGGACATCTGCCGCGAATCTGGAATCGACGTGAAGGCATTCGTTTTCATCGCTGTTGAGAAAAATCCGCCCTTTGCCGTATCGGTGTATGAGCTTGATTCTGACAGCATCGAAGTCGGCAGAACGCTATACCAGCGGAACCTGGAAACCTACCGCCGCTGCCGAGAAACCGACCATTGGCCGGCTTACAGCACGGCTATTGAAACCTTGACGCTTCCGCGTTGGGCCATGATTGACGCATAACGGAGAGAATATGAACACCACAGTAACCGACCTGAAAACCCGCCCAGCGGCCCCGTCAAGGCAAGATTTCCCGGCATTGCTGGAAAGGTTCAAGCCGGAAATATCCCGCGCATTGCCGCGCCATCTGAACGCCGATCGCATGTGCCGGATTGCCTTGACTACTTTCAGAAAGAATCCGAATTTAGGCAAGTGCGACCCGTTATCAGTATTTGCCGCTGTCATTCAATCGGCCCAGCTTGGCCTAGAGCCTGACACGCTTGGACGTTCCTACCTGATTCCATACGGTAAAGAGTGCCAGTTCGTGCCGGGATGGAAAGGCTTAGTTGACCTAGTAAATCGCGCCGGCTCGGCAACAGTCTGGACGGGCGCGGTATTCGAGGGTGATGCCTTCGAGTTTGCATTAGGTGACTCGCCATTTATCCGCCATCAGCCAGCAGGGGAATCTGACCCGGACAAACTGACCCACGTGTATGCCGTTGGCCGCGTGAAGAATGCCGAGTGGCCCGTTATCGAGGTATGGCCTATCAGCCGAGTGCGAAAGCATCGAGACCGTTATAACAAAGTCGGGAAGAGCCACTACTCGCACCAGAACTGGGAAATGTACGCCCGCAAAGTGGTGTTGTTGCAGGTCATCAAATACATGCCGGCCAGCGCCGATTTAGCCGCTGCCATATCGCTAAATGATGCCGCTGAAATCGGCCAGCAAAACCTCACGGTACAGGATGCGATTGATGGTACTTGGGTGCCGGTAACAGACGACCCCGCGCCCGAGGTTGACGCTGAGACTGGGGAAATCACGGGCGAATAGTGGATTTAGCCACGCCAGCAGATAGAAACATTGAACGCGAGCGAGCCAAGCTATCCGATAGAAACATGCTCGTCGAGCGAGCCAGCGGGTTTGACAGAATCACGGGTTATGAGCGAGCCACTATCGAAGACAGAAGCAAACAGCGGGAGCGAGCCAGTGTGGTTGAAGGAAACAAATACGTAGAGCGAGCCAACACCGAGGACAGAAACATTTTATGGGAGCGAGCCATGCCCGCGGATAGAAACAGCAAAGGGGAGCGAAACATACTCGGCCTGAGCCAGTAAATTCATTTTCACTTTTACTTTGAGGCAATACCATGATTAACCGCGACATCAACGGCATTATCGACCATCTTCTCGACCAAGTTGAGGAAGTAGACAAGCGCAAGGACATTGAGCTTGAGAAGAAGATAAAAATGACGGACCAGATTCTTCGCAATGTCTGGAAAGGCGCATCGTTGAATATCCAGCACAAACAGCTAATGTTGCGAGCGCCGGATATTGCGCAGAACAAGGACGTGGTTTTGCAGTTGGGAAAGCAGCCTGAAACTGTAGCCTGAGTTTAGATAGCCAGTGACCCGGATAGAAACATGACGGTTGAGCGAGCCATGCAATCAGACAGAAACACGAGGTATGAGCGAGCCAGCATGAATGATAGAAACAATGCTCGGGAGCGAGCCATACAGTTGAAATGAAACAAAAAGTAGGAGCGAGCCAGATGGATAGATAGAAACATTCTAAGGGATCGAGCCAATGTTCGAGAAAGAAACATGCCCGGCGAGCGAGCCAATTTCCATGATAGAAACATCGTGAAAGAGCGAGCCACGATATGGGATAGAAACATCAGATGGGAGCGAGTCATCACCTTGGATAGAAACAACAAGGGGGAGCGAGCCAATCCTGGAGATAGAAACATCACCAATGAGCGCCACCAAGAAACATACACGGCCCTGAGCCGGTAAAACCCAAACCTAACCTTTTAATTTCTCAGACAGGAAATAACATGGAATCTTTGCAACCGATCATCAAAATGAACCGCGATATGTTGAAGGCGCTTACCGCTGAATATCCAGGCGGGGTGACTGACAATGAAGCACGGTTTTTGGTGGATACCTATTACACCATTCAGAAAACCCGCATCCGTAACGTGCTGCAAGCCAAGGGGCTAGAGCGTGATGCAGTCAAATCCGGCAACGATGCCGAACCGCATGAAATGCTGGATAAGTTCTCAGCCGACTTTTCCATTCATGAAGAGAACATCAAGAAGATTCTCGGCTGGTACGTGTCCGTACATCCGATGGCGTGGTTTTTCGAGAACACGCTAGGCGTCGGCCCGGTACTCGCCGCTGGCTTGTTGGCGCATATCGACATCAAGCTATGCCCGACCGTTGGCCATATCTGGAACTTTGCCGGATTGAACCCGGATGTCTCATGGGACAAGGGCCAGAAACGGCCTTGGAATACCGCACTAAAGACGATCACCTGGAAGATTGGCGACAGCTTTGTGAAGCTATCAGGACGCCAGGATTCGTTTTACAGCCAGCTTTACAAGCAGCGCAAGGAACAGGAATGGCGCAAGAATCTGGCCGGTGATTTTCAGGACGAAGCCCGTAAGTCAATGGAAAAGAAGAAGTACGGCAAGGCTACCGATCAATATGCGTGGTACACGGGGCAATGTTCACCGGAAAAGGCAAATGCCGCACTGGCCGAGGGTAAGAGCCCGACCGCTGCCGGATGCAAGGTAGAGGAAGGTGGGATGCCGATGTTATCCCCTGCCCACATTGACGCCCGCGCCCGTCGCTATGCGGTGAAGATATTCCTGAGCCACTTCCACGAATGTTGGTTTAGACAGGAATTCAACGAAGAGCCGCCGAAACCGTTTGCCATTGCCATTCTGAACCACGCGCACTATTTAGCGCCGCCGCAGATTGCCGGGTTTGAAGCAAAAGCGGCTTGAAGGATTGAGCCAAGCAACCCAACAGAAACATGGTTGCTGAGCGAGCCAGTACACGCGATAGAAACATGAAGCTGGATCGAGCCATGACTCTCGATAGAAACAAACTGCGCGAGCGAGCCATTGATTCGGACAGAAACAACTTCCGGGAGCGAGCCAAGCACTATGACAGAAACAAGCGAGTGGAGCGCACATTTTCAACGGCCAGCGCCGGGAACCACTTAACCGGGCTCAAAAACGACCGACGCTGGCCACCTAATTACGAGGACACTATGAACGCAAGAGAACTAGACATTCACACCCTTATATCAGCGCACGGCCCATTAACATCGGCACAGTTGCAAGATTACCTGACGCAGCCTCGATACGGCTACAACCTCGAAGTCGAGCAAATATCAAAGATCGCCAGCAAGATGAAGTCGAATGGTTTGCTAGTTGGTGAGGATAGGCCAAACCCAGGCACAAAGCCGGTAAGGTATTGGAGTTTGCCGAAGCCAGTTGCCGAGGAATCCTTGGCAACTGAAATGGACAGCGACATAGCCGAAATTGAGCAAGGCGAATGGTCCGACGCAAAGACGTTTGAGTGTGAGCCTGAGCAAGCACCGGAAATACCAGAACCGGACTATGAGCCAAGTTCAGTTGCGTTTCGGAAAGTGCCTATGACCGTTGACAGGGCCATTTGCGCATTGGGGGAAGCGGGATTCTCACATGATGATATGCCGGCTTTTATGTCGGGCATCGCCGCCGCCGAGCGGCATCACGGGATTGCGGGGTAAGGCCATGATAGCCGCACTCACATTAGCCGCCGCCCTGCACAGCCT